CTCAGTCTAAGCCGTATCGTAAGACTCCTACACCGTATAATTAGTAGACGGAATATTAAGATTACGAGCGCCAATACCCTTCACAGGGGCAGACGTACCAAGCGGAAGCAAGACCTCCTCGCCCTTCTGAGGCCACGGGAGACAAGACGTAAAATAATCATGCCGCTTACCACGACGCAAAAGGACATAATCTCCGGGGGCATCCGGCCCATCATCCCGATCAACCACAACCGAATCCTGCAAATTCTCATCACGAAACCACTCATTATAAATCAGATTATACGCTCTCGCGAAAAGGGCAGAGTGCGAAACCGTATCCGCAACACCAACTTGCCCCACAGTCGGCAAGCCCATATGATCCTGCAACGAACCGATAGCATAACCACCAGCAGGGGTAACCACCTGCGGAATAAGGAAATCAATCGAATCACCGGGATCAATCTGCTCCCCCATAAACTTCTGCCAATTGTCCCAAACAAGACGATTAGGCACGAAGAAAAAAAACGAATCCATAACCATGTTATCCATAACCAGGAAAATAGGCGTAGCCATACGCGCAAACGCAGTCATATTGACACGGAACGAATCACCCGGAAGAACCTCATCCAAATACACCGGCACCAGATAACCAGCATCAAAAGTAGTCTTGTGCGCCTTCTGAATACGAAAAGACGAACGCGGAATATCCGACTTCGGAATCATAGCGAACTGATGAACATTAACACTCTTATTGCGATGCATACTACCTCCTAACTAAATGGCCAAGCTTCGCAGCGGTAACAGCCTCACGAGCCGCAAGACGCTCATCCGTTAATTGAGACGAAAAAAAAGCGGCATCTAATTGCCGCTGATACTGAATCTGCTCGAAAGACAACTCATTATCGAGAGACCATGTAGACCACGCCTTATCATAAGCACGCGGCACCTTCATTTGAACACCATCCATAACAACCTTATCCTCGGGATACACCTCCTTATGAAATTTACGAAGCCATGGCATACCAATACCGGGCTTCAACGACATACGAGCAAACTCAGGAGTCAAAACATTCAACATCTCACCAGTAGCCGGGTCAACGCGCGTATAATGCAACTCCTGACGATCACCATTCACCTTCTTCATGATATAGCGAGCCACATAAGCAGCACTACGAAAAGATACCGCGCCGATGAAACAATGGCCAAGGCCCCACAACTCATCAAGCTTATCACTGATATATAAACGGGAACCAGACGGACCAACCTTGAAAAATCTCCTATCCTCGAAATGACAATTGAAAAGCAACGCATGATAGTGGGGACGACCATCACGCTCTCCATACTCACCGCACATATAAAAACGAACCTTCGCAGGATAAAACTTACGTAGACGACGCATGAACGACTGAAAATGCGAATAGTCAAGAGAGCCATCCTTAGGAAGATGCTGAGGCGCATAAGTAAGAGTAAGAAAAGAATTGAAATCACTAAGAGAGGCCTCGTGCATACAACGAACAGCCCAAACACGCGAACGCTCTAAACGACACAACCGGCACTGACCGCACGGGAGGCTTAACGAGCGCACTATATTGCCGCGCTCGACAAAAACGACATCCCCGTGCGCCGTTTGCCACGCAGAAATCGGGGAAGCACAAGCCATACATCAGAGACGCCAGCCGCCACGCATAGGAGTGACAGACATATTCGGACTCTTAGTATGAGCCGAATCACGACGAAAACGCTTAGCAGACTTACGCTTATTAACACCAGAACGACGAGACGGACGCATATATATTCTCCAGTTAAGTAAGTTAAATAACCAACATGCAAGCACGCACGCTTGAATAAAAACGCAAAAGCAGGCTTGCAAGGGAGGTTATATCACTCACTGTCGAAAAAATAAAGGGGCTCCCATAGAGAGCCCCAAAAATGACCAGCAAGGGTCAAAATCCGGCCGCAGAGCGGCCTACTATATGGGGGGGAAGCTCCCCCCCATACCCCCGCATTAAACGGCAGGAAAGTCGCTGGCAATGACCAGCAGACGCGGAACAGGCAACAAATCAAAAGAACCGGAAATGTCATCCCATTTACCGAACTCATAGAGAGAATAATGGCCCGGATGCTTCGCAATAACACCATCAGGATTACGGGCCTCATCCTCAAAACCACGCATAGCAGCGCCAACCGAAGGAGACGTAAACAACGGAAGGAAAGCCTCAAGCGCAGAATCACGAACAGCAAGCAAGTGCCTCATGCTTTCACCGTAGCAATAACAGAACGCAGAACAGCGATCTCGCCATCACGAATACGAACAACATCAGAGCCAGCCATCTCCTTAGCCTTAGAACGCTCGACCGAAACAATCTTGTCTTCGCATGCCTTGACAATCCAATTACGCGAAAGCTCATCAAATTCCATCTTCTTAACGGCCATGAAAGTCTCCAGAAAAAGCGCCAACATTGACGCAAACACAGAATAACACATCTGAAAATAAAAAAAAACCCCCGGGAATCCCGAGGGTAGAAAGGTGGAAGAACCACCTAGCACAGTTAACAACAAGGATTAACTGTGCATCAACCAGGCGCCGGCTTAGCCGGCTCAGGCCCCGGGGTCACCTGCGGTGCCACCGGAGCCGCACGAGGCTTAACAAGGCCAAGCTTGATAGCCTCATCATAATTAGAGTCATTCTCAACAAACGCAAGCATACGCTGCGGGTCATTCTGGAAATGCGCACGAATAGCCGACGGAAACGCGTCAAAAGCCTCACCAGCACGAGCAACGGCATCCATGGCAGACTTAAAGTCAACAACCTCGGAAAAGTCCTCATAACGCGGCGCAACAGCAGAAGCAGAGGCAGTAACACCGACGCCAAAGCGACGAACAATAGTATTAATATCGCACGTATCCTTAGCAGACTGAATAGCCCGCGACTCATCGCCACAACTCAAACCCGTTTCATTAGAAACGGAATCACCATCATAGTTAAAACCAGAACGGATAAAGACCTTCTTCATATCACTTTCCTTTCACTTTACGCGGCACTGAAGGAGCCGCAGGAGTAGTAAGACGACCAGCAACGCGACCAGCAACAGCGCCAGCACCAACAGAACCAAGCAAACCACCAGCAGACGAAATCCAACGCCGAGCTTCCTCGGACTCAGGAACATTCTTACCCCATTCCGTCATAGCAAAATCATGGGCATTCTTAGCAGCAGGGTACTTCATAGACGCTAGCAACTGCTCAACAGCCACCAGACTCGCACGAGTATCATTAAGATTCGCGGCAGTCGCACCAGTCTTAGCCGACTGCAACAAATTAACAATCTCCGCACGCATCTTCTCACCCATAACAGGAATATTAGGCAACGCCTTAAGCAGCGTATCAATCTGAGCCTGAACATGAGGGATATTCTGCCGATTAAGCGCCGACTGCGAAGAAAGATGCTCAATCATAGGCTGGATAAGCTTCAAATTCTCGTTAATCTGAGTAATCTGAGCACCAAAATGCGACGCTTGCATAGCAGAGGTAGACGTATCCTGAACAGTCTTAGGAATCTGCGAACGAATAAGATCAATCTCCGCGGCAGACTTAGCCGCATCAACATTCGTCTTATTAGTAGTAGCCTCAACAGAACCAATCTCCGCCTGTTGCAACGCAACCGCAGACGCCTTAGTAGCAGCACTGCCAAAATGCTCCGCCGCACCAGACATAGGATTCTGCATAGTAGCAGTCGCACCAGAAGGGCTAGACGCACCGCCTTGAGAATAAGCCAACATGGGGTTAAGCCCAGCAGCCTTCATATCAGCCACAGCACGCTGATAAGCAGTAGAACTCATCCTCTCCTGAAACTGCATCTGCTCTTGAGCGATATTACGATTAGCCTCATTAGCACTAGAGCCACCAAGATAAGACAAGCCGCCAGAAATGGCAGAACCAAGAATCGAACCGAGATCGAAACCCATGTCAGAAATGGTCAATAAGACCCGGCACCGAGTACATAGGCATAGGACGCGCCGCACGCACATCGAAGAACGAATCAAAAATAAACTGCTGCCCATTCGCAGCAGCACCGACCGCAACCACACGATCAACCGGAGGCGTATCCTGAATAAACGTCGCATTCAGAGTAGGCAAAGACGTAAACTTCTGCGCCAAATGCCAACCATCAATAGTCCCGGAAGCCGTAGAACGAAACAAACCAGTAATCTCAGACGGATTATAACGATACTCCGCCCAGCGCTCTTGATAACCAAACACATCATCATCGGCAGCACCACCAGTACAGTAAATCTCCCGATTCAAAACCGCTTGCTCGCCAAGCATAGCGAACGCCGGAAAATAAAAATCATAACGCGTACTGCGAGACCACATCTTACGCAAACCCTGCTGATACGTAAGATCAGCACGAATAGAAACAAGGCCGATAATCATGCCATGCTCCACAAACGACTGACCGAAACCATGACCACGAGCCGTCAGGGTAGCCATACCGCCAAGCTGACCAAGAGGGGTAGTAGTACCACTGGCATTGCTGCCGGAAGTCTGCGCTATGGGAGACACATTGACAGGGGTAGAACCTCCACCCAAATACTCAGGCCGTTGTAAACGCGCATCGGGGGATACCACGCCGAAATGCGAACGCACGATCTCGGTGTAACGCGTACCACCACGCGCATCGCGCTCCAAGAGTTTCTGAATCTGAAAACTCTGCCGCAACTGGTTAATGGTAGCAGCGGTAGCCTCCGATAAATCCGCGTAAATAGCCATCGAACCATCGGCATTCTGATTAGCATAAATCGTCCTATTGTCATCCGCAGAAGAAAAATTCTTAGCACGCGCATACACAGTAGACGA